GCCGCACCTGCTGCACCTGTATACGCTGCACCCGCACCTGTACAGCAGTTTGCACCCGCTGCACCTGCCGCACCTGCTGCACCTGTACAGCAACCAGCAATCGACCCAACAACAGGTCTGGCTGTTCCACCATGGCAGCAACAAGCTGCTCCAGCCGCGCAGTAATTTTCAATCAAACCGATAAAGGGAGCGTAAGCTCCTTTATTTTATCTTTGGAGTTGGTATGTCGGATGATGTAGATAAATGCAATGAAACATCTTTAATTATTGAAGATGCGAAAATAAGAGAAATAAGAAGAAAAGCATGTATTGATCCAGGCGTTCCGGGCGAATGCGATCGTTGTGGTGAAAATAGTTTACGTTTAATATTTGGATATTGCGCACCTTGTCGCGATAAATACAAACTTGACGGTACAAGGACAATATGACTATCTATTTGGCTGAAAAAACAAAAGCAGCAATAGAAGAACAGCAGACATCAGATCAGTGTGCTTCTTTTCGGACGTTTCTTAAAAATGTCCTGCCTCATATGAATGACGCTTATCGCGGTTACGAAAAGAATCCTTATCGTAACCACATGGGAGCGTCGGTAATTGGTAAAGGTTGCGAGCGAGCTACTTGGTATGGTTTTCACTGGTTTAAGAAGACTTCGTTTTCCGGACGTATGCTTCGTTTATTTAATAGGGGGCATCTTGAAGAAGCCAGATTTATCGCATCTCTGCTCTGCATTGGTGTACAAATATATCAACAAGACGAAAATGGAAAACAGTATCGCATTTCGGATGCCGGTGGCCATTTTGGCGGTAGTGGTGATGGTGTGGCTGTTGGAATTCCAGATCTTCCTGCCGGAGAACCATGTCTTCTTGAATTCAAGACGCATGGCTCGAAATACTTTGCTGAACTCATCAAAAAAGGTGTAAAAGCAGCAAAGCACGAACATTATGTTCAAATGCAGATTTACATGAAAAAGATGAAACTGCGAGTTGCAATGTATGGAGCAGTTAATAAAGATACAGACGAATACTATTTTGAAATTGTCTATCTGGATGAACTTACAGGCGACATGTATATTGAAAATGGTAAGCGTTTGATTTTTATGCGCCAACCTCCTCAAAAAATAAATTCGTCTCCTGGATGGCATGAATGTAAATACTGCGACTATAACCGCATCTGTCATTTTGGTATTGAGCCAGAACGCAATTGCAGAACCTGTCACTTCTCTCAAGCAATGGAAGATGGAACTTGGAACTGTAATGAACCAAATGGTATCGGCAATCCGTTGTCGGAAGATCAACAGCTTGCTGGTTGTCCAAATCATACGAGGATATAATGTTAATTAAACTTCGTTATTATCAAGAAGATGCAATTAACGCAATATGGGAGTATTTCCAGACTAAGTTTGGAAATCCTCTTGTATTGATGCCTGTTGGTACTGGTAAGAGTGTTGTAATTGCAGGATTCTTAGAAAGTATTTTCAGAGCATATCCAAACCAAAAAATTATGGTTTGTACGCACGTTAAGAAGCTTATCGAACAAAACCATGCAAAACTTCATGCTGTGTGGCCAACTGCACCTGCTGGTATATATAGCTCCGGTTTAAAGCAGCGCGACATACACGACAAAATCATATTCTGCGGAGTTGCTTCTATTGTTAAAAACATTTCTTTGTTTGGTAGAATTGATTTGTTTATAATTGACGAAGCAGATTTGGTATCCACAGATGAAGCCAGTATGTACCAGAAAGTTATTCAAGGTTTGCTCGGCGTTAATCCAAATATGAAGGTAATTGGATTAACTGCTACAGACTGGCGTTCTGGTCAGGGTCGTATTACAAACGGAGGTATTTTTACGGATGTTTGTTTTGACTTGACAACAACAGAAAAGTTTACGCAAATGTTCGACGAAGGTTGGTTAACTCCGTTGATTCCTTTGCGTACTGATATTGAATTGGACATAAGTGGTGTTCATAAACTTGGTGGAGATTTCAAACAGAACGAATTGGAACTTGCTGTCAATAAAGACGACATCACGCTCAAAGTTTTAAAAGAAGCTCTAAGATACGGACATAATCGTAAAAGCTGGTTAATCTTTGCTACAGGTGTCAAGCACTGCGAATCTGTATATGCAATCTTAAATGCTCTTGGTGTGGACTGTACTATTGCTCATAGCAAGATGAAAACAAAGGAATGTGATGACAATATTAATTCCTGGATATCAGGACGTACCACTGCCATTGTTAATAACGGAATGCTTACTACTGGTATTGATAATCCCGATTGTGATTTTATCGTGGTGCTCCGCCCTACTATGTCTTCTAGACTTTGGGTACAGATTCTTGGTCGCGGCACGAGAACGGTTTATGCGGACGGATATCCAATTAATACAGTTGAAGAACGTCTACTTGCAATTCGTAACGGCCCTAAGCAAAATACACTCGTTCTCGATTTTGCTGGTAATGCCAAGCGACTGGGGCCAATCAATGACCCTGTTATCCCAAAAGAAAAAGGAAAAGGATCTCCTGGAGACGCTCCAATCCGAATCTGTGATCATTGCAACATGTATAATCACGCAAGTGCAAGATACTGCGGAGGAAAGCCTGTAAACGATCCAAATTTCGATATAACTCGCGGATGTGGAACAGAATTTAAAGTTGGAACAAAAATAGTCCAAAAGGCTAGTACAGAAGCGTTAATCAAACGTGATGAACCACCGGATGTTCGCTGGATAGAAGTTGTAAGTGTCACTTACGCTGTCCACAGAAAAGAAGGTAAGAAAGACTGTCTGAAAGTTTCTTACTTTGTTGGACTGCAAAAGTTTACAGAGTATATCCATTTTGAACAGTTTGGTGCGCTTCAACGGAAAGCTCGGGACTGGTGGGCAGTTCGTACTCTTGCAGCATATCCGGAATCAACAGAAGAAGCTTCTAAACTGGCGCCTAGCTTACAAGTTCCGCGTCATATTCTTGTGTGGGTAAATACAAAATTCCCTGAAATTATGAAAGTATGTTTTACAGATGATGTACAAGTAGCACAACCAAAAGGTGAAGTTCCATTCTAATAAGGAGAAAGTATGTTCGCGTTGATTGATAGAGAAAATATGACACTAATTGGTAAGCATGTGTCGCAGGAAGTTCTTAATAGCTTTGCTTGGATTGAGCTATCTCATGTTGGAAGTATTGTTTGTTTTTGCGAATCACCAGCAGGGTTTCACTGCTTTAGTCTTTCGGAGTTGAAGAAGTTATATAAAAATCTTGTTTTAAGTTCTAATTGGAAAATAGAAAATTGGAGTCGCGAAGCTTACATGACGCTTGTCTGTAGTGCTATTATGCGTTGCGAAGAACTCGATTGCGTTGAACATGAAGTTATAAGGCAAGCACAATGTTTAAGTCAAGACGATGATTACCGTTGCATGTACGTTAAAGGTTATCTTACACCAGAACCTGGAACTGCTGATTATGAACCGATTACTTTTACAACAGATTCGAACGAAGAAGAAGAAATCAAAGCTGAACACGCAGTTGTTCCTGAATTAGCATTTGCAGATATACCCACAAATGTCAAGCGAGAAGGAGCGACATCGCAAAGAATAGCAATAATAAAGCCTGTTGTTGATTATAGCACGGTTGCTCCGTTACCGTGTAAGCAACCGTGGCTCTAACAGTCTGAAAATAAATCAGGTCATCTGAAGAAAAACGCTTGCATATCTTTAAATTAAACGTTAATATGTAGGTGTTGTAACGGATTTTATAAATTTAGAATTACCTGACACTAACCTTTCTAGGAGAAACAAAATGTCCCAAGCTCATACAACCCAAGGCGCTGCCTCTGTTGCTGCACCAACACCTGAACAACTGAAAGCACAAGCTGCTGCTGAAAAAGCTGCAAAAGCTGCTGAAGCAAAAGCTGCAAAAGAAGCAAAAGTTGCTGCTGATAAAGCAGAAAAAGAAGCCAAGGCTACTGCCAAAGCTGCTGCTGATAAAGAAGCACTGGCTGCTAAAACTGCTGCTGACAAAGCTGCAAAAGAAGAAGCCACCGCTAAATTGAAAGCTGACAAAGAAGACAAAAAACTGGCCGATGAAAAAGTCAAAGCTGATAAAAAAGCTGCTGCTGAACAAAAGAAAGCTGATGCTGTTGCCAAAGCTGCTGCCGCTGTCCAAGCCAAAGCTGATGCTAAAGCCGCAAAAGAAGCCAGCCGTATGCCAGAACAAAACGGTATTCGCCGTCCTCGCCCAACAACCATCTGCGGTATCATGTGGGCTCGCCTGGATCTGTTCAGTGCCGAAATCAAAGCACCATGCCCTTCCAAAACTTTCATGGACTGGGCAACTGCTCAAGGCTATGCAGAACCAACAATGCGTACTCAGTATGCATCATGGCGTAAATTCAACAACGTAACCGGACGTATCGTGTTGCCTGTTGTAGCTTCGTAATAAATCCCGCTCTAAAAATCAGCCCTTAATTGGGCTGATTTTATTTTATAACCCGTACTCAACATCTTGTTGATCCTCGTGAGGTATCATGATTAATATTCAACCTATGGAAAAAGCGTCACTTGGTGACGGCAATTCCTTATCTTTACATTCCATTTTTTATACAATTCAAGGTGAAGGAATATTTGCAGGTTGGCCTGCTGTATTTATTCGCCTCGCTGGTTGCAACTTGCAATGTTCTGGTTGTGATACAGACTATACAGAAGGTCGTACAATTCAACCAGTAAAAGACATTGTCAGTTCTGTTATCAGGTCAACGGGGCATACAAATCCAAATAAATTACTCCAATCTCTTGTAGTTATTACAGGTGGTGAACCATTTCGACAGAACTTATTACCATTGATTCGTGAACTGCACAAGCACAATTTGCAAGTTCAAATTGAAACGAACGGAACACTTCCGCCGCCCGATGAGCTGCCATACAATGTGGTTATCATGTGCAGCCCTAAAACACCTCGCATAAACGAAAAGCTTGCAAAAAGAGCAGACTTTTTTAAGTATGTGCTGTCGCATCGCAGTATTCACAGTGACGGTCTGCCGTTTAATGTTCTAGATGAACGCAATAAATTATACGTAGCGCGTCCACCAGAAGGCTACACAAACCCTATTTATTTACAACCAATGGATTCACAAGATGCAATTGAAAATGTTTTAAATGTTCAGGCTGTTGTAGAAAGCTGTAAAAAGTTCGGTTATGTAGTTCAACTTCAAGTTCATAAGCTGTTAGGAGTGCCATAATGACTAAGATTGATAATTGGAGCGTGGTTAATGGTAACAGTTCTCCTTACAATGCACCTGAAACGCAATGGCAAGCGTTGAGCGGTAACATAACAGGTCATCCGAAACTTGGAAAACTAGACGGAATAACAACAAGCCGAATTGTAGGCTGGAGTCTTGGTATGGTTTTAACCAAAAGCGGAACAAACTACGAACTCGGTGAAGTAGATCCTGCTTATGAGTTATTGTTTCCGAATGCACGTGAACGTCTTATGAATTCTTTGAAAGATATAAAATGAGTAAAGCACTTGTAATTTTATCCGGCGGACAAGACTCAACGCTGTGCCTATTTTTAGCAAAGCAAATGTTTAAAGAAGTTCACGCTATTACATTTGATTATGGTCAGCGTCACAATATTGAAATCCACGCAGCGACAACTGTTGCTCAACTGGCAGGGGTTGATTCGCATGAAATTGTAATTGTTCCAAACTGTTTGGTTTCTGCAAGTCCGTTAACAAGTAAAAATGAACTTGAAAAATACGAAAACGCAGAGCAAATGGAAGCTGTAATTGGTAATCGAGTAGAACTTACTTTTGTTCCGATGCGTAATATGTTCTTTTTTACAATTGCAATGAATCGTGCTGTTGCACTTGATTGTAATTATTTGTTTACAGGAATTTGTCAGGCGGACAATGCTAATTATCCTGATTGTACAGATGTATTTCGCAGTCGTTTTCAAGATGCTGCAAATGAATCTTTAGGTGTTGGCGGTAGATTTGAAGAACGTTATCGCATTCTTGCACCTTTGATGAATATGTCAAAAGCTGAATCTGTAAAACTTGCGTATAACACTCCGGGCGCATGGGAAGCTCTTGCTTATACACACACAAGTTATGATGGTAAATATCCCCCAACGGATAACAATCATTCAAATGTGCTACGAGCTCAAGGTTTTGAAAAAGCGGGTCTGCCTGATCCTCTGGTCTTACGTGCTGTTGCTGAAGGTTTAATGGCTCTCCCAACAACACAAAATTATCAAGCAGGGCAACATAATGGCGCACAATAAATATTCTCACTTAACAACTTCAGAACTTTTGTTTAAAGTTGATGCAGCGAGAAATGTAAGCTCTGTTATTGACGAACTAGCAAATAGACTGGAATGCAGGTTGGAAGACAAAGAATGTATTAACCGTCATCCAAAAAATCTGTGCTGTCCTGCTTGTGAAGCACAATTAAATTTTAAGGAAGAATGATGTATCAATCAACAAAAGAATACGGACATGAAATAGGTCTGAGTTGTGCCTTTCGTCAACACAAAGCGCATAGTCACTGTCACTTCTTGCATGGTTATGCTCTTGCAATTAAGTTTACGTTTTCAACGAACGAACTGACAGAAAACGAAGGTTGGGTTGTCGATTTCGGCGGATTAAAATCTTTGAAATCCATGCTGGAAGATACTTTTGACCACAAATTGCTAGTTGCAGAAGATGATCCTTATAAGGATGAACTTTGCGCGCTTGCTGGAATTGGTGTTGCAGATGTTGTTGTTGTTGAGCGCACTGGTTGCGAAGCATTTGCAAAACTGATCTACGAATGTACAGAACAATGGTTGAAGGATGCAGGGTTTTCACCGCGCTGCAAACTCATGTCTGTTGAAGTAAAAGAACACGGTGCAAACTCAGCCTCTTTCCATAGATAAGGTAATCATGAGAAATTATAAAGTAAATCAAACAATGCTAAATTCCATGGTCGGTGGTTTAGCGGAACGTATTGCAATGGACTTTGCGGACAGAATGACCGTTTACGTCTATCCTGTAACAAAAGAAGTCTTGCCTGTATTGTACATGTTGGCTCCTATCAGTAACATCAAAATAACAGAAGTTTTGGCTCAGGCAGACTTGGCTTTGGATCTTGTTCTTAACACTGGTAAAATGTGCGCTGCATGGAATGCAGATCAAACAATACCGTTTTACATTGTTGTTGACAAGTCACGTGAACCGCACGACTTTCACGATAAGTATCTTGTATTTCCATGGCAACAAGAAAAGCAACACGAATTCGGTATGTCTAAAGAATACGACGACCTTAGTCCAGAAAGCGTTGATTCCATTAAACGCGAAGTTGTTTACGACTTAATCCGCGAAGTAATGGAAATTGATCCGCATCGCGAAGGTTTGCTGGAAACACCGAAGCGCGTTATCAAAGCGTGGAAGCATTGGACTTCGGGCTATCATGTGGACATCCCTGCAATGATGAAAGTATTTAAAGACGGAGGAGAAAATTATGATGAAATGGTCATCGTCAAAGATATTCCCATTTACTCCAAATGCGAACATCACCTTGCTGATATTTTCGGCACCTGTACAATTGCGTATATCCCGAATGGTAAAATTGTGGGACTCTCAAAGTTATCTCGTCTTGCTGACGCTTTTTCACGTCGTTTGCAAGTCCAAGAAAGACTCACAAGTCAAATTGCAGACGCAATTAATGATAACTTGTCACCGAAAGGCGTTGGAGTAATTATTAAGGCTCGACATATGTGTATGGAGTCTAGAGGTATTTGTCAACAAGGACATCATACTATAACATCTGCTCTTCGTGGCGTACTTAAAACAGATCCTGCTGCTCGCGCAGAATTCATAAAATTAGCAAATTAATCGTTAAGTGCATTGTGTTACTATATGCAATGCACTTAACTTAAAGGTTAAATATGAACGCTGTCATATACACGAATGATTTTGAACCAATAACGGTTATAGACTTGCCCATTGAGATCATTAATCAGATGAAAAAAGAAAGATTCTTTCGCTGGCGTGTTCCGGTCATGGAACCAGTTAGAACAACTCCACACGACGGAACAGAACCAATTAGACCTCATCTGCGCATTGTTTGCCTACATGCTGAACATGTATTGCGTCGTTGCGGAAATCAAGCAATGGTTATTATGACAAACGATGAAGAAAGCGCATTGCTTCTAACAAGTTCTTGTTTGCCTGGACAAGTTACTACTTTTAAAGATGAATTTCAAAAAGGTTTCATCAGTGCGATATTTAAGGTTTTAGGCGCTTGTTAAAACGCGCTACAAGCTGCGCAAAATTTTAAGCTAGTACGCTATACCCTGCACCGTAAAAACAGCGTGTACCTACCGCAAATTAACTGGCAACCACTATAACGGAGTTAAACCTTGAACTTGTTCCTTGCAGCGGTATTCACAAACAGTTATCGCGAAACTCAAAACCGTTATGTTAAATTGACAGAAGTTGAACAATCTATTGTCATGCGTATTCCGCATATCCTTGAATCCTTCCACTACATAAATAACCAAAAAACGGTGGATGTTATGCGCCAACAAGGCGCTAAAGTCTTTCTTGATAGCGGCGCATTTTCTGCTTACAGCCTTGGCGTTTCTATTGATATTAATGCTTATTGTGATTATATTATTCGCAATAGAGACATACTCCGTATCGAAGATGGTGCCGTCATGGCTTCCGTTCTAGACGGTATTGGTGATCCATTAAAGACTTACCAAAACCAACTGTACATGGAATCTAAAGGTGCAAAACCTTTGCCCTGCTTTCACTACGGCGAAGATCCGCGCTATTTGGAATGGTATGTTCAGAATTACGAATATATAACCATTGGAGGTCTTGTTGGACGTGCGCAAAAAGATCAGCAGACTTGGTTAGATACTATGTGGAATGAATATATGATAGATGGTTCTGGAAATGCGAAATTAAAAGTCCATGCCTTTGGTATGACTGCACCAGAACTCATGAAGCGTTATCCTTGGTATTCAGTCGATTCTTCTTCATGGATTCAAGCTGCTGCGTTTGGCTCTATTTTCACAAGTGAACACGGCCCTTTGGCTGTTTCGTCTGACTCGCCTAGCAAACACGTTGCAGGTCGTCATCTTAGTACATTAACTCCAATTGAACGCGCTGCTGTTGACCGCATGTTAGACCGTAAAGGTTTTAACTATGAGCGTGTCAGTACGATATACGAAAGTCGTGCAGCCTATAACTGTCTTGGCTATATGGAGCTCAACGAGCTTGTTAATGACCACATAAACAAACAATCGCAATTTGCCTGTATTGGTACTCAGGAGCTATTCTCATGACTATGCGTTGGGACGAAAATGTACCTCCAAATCCTTGGTTTTCAGAATTATTGAAAATGGATAACGACAATTCTTGTACGGCGAATTTAAACCCGACTTCTTTGTTGAAAGTTTGGATATGGCTTACAAGGCCTTGCAGAGCGATGATCCACCTGCTCGTTTCTGTATGTATGAATCTGTCTACAACAGACTTTGTGAAGAATTACACGTCCGCTGTAATCGACATATTCGCGGTGCGCTCACTTATAAAACCCTGTACAATGTACCTTTACACATTATTGAAGGAAAATGATGTTAGCTGCGCTTAAATTCTGTCAAGGTTCTGTTGCGAAGAAAGACTTCGTCCCTGAATTAAAACACTTTTCAATTAATCATGGTCGTGTGCGAGGTTTCAACGGCATACTTGCTTTGAGTTCGCCTATACCGTTTGACATTGACTGCAAACCAAAAGCAGAACCACTTGCCAAAGCGATTGCAAACTGTACTGAAACAGTACAGTTATCTATGACACCTGCTGGTCGTTTGTCAGTTAAGTCTGGTAACTTTAAAGTTAATATTGATTGTATTCAAGAAGATACTGCACATGTTGATCCAGAAGGTGCGTTTGTTGATATCAATGGTGCGGAGTTGCTTAAAGGTTTAAAGGCTTGCGCCCCTTTCATAGGGAATGATGCATATCGTCCTTGGTGTAACGGTGTCCTCATTAAAGACCAAAGCATGTTCGCAACAAATAATGCTGTCATTGTTGAATATTGGCATGGCAGCGCGTTTAACCATGTGGTCAACCTACCTCGGGACGCTGTACGCGAAATGCTGCGCATCGGCGAAGCACCGATCCAAACACAACTATCTGAAACAAGCATTACATTTCATTATAGTAATGATAGATGGTTGCGTACACAGTTATACATAAATGACTGGCCTGATTTGGGCAAAGTATTGAATAACCAATCTAACATGACTCCAATTAATCCAGAGCTGTTTGTTGGTTTAGAAGTTGTTAAGCCGTTCATCGATAAGCTTGGTTCTATATTCTTTGAAAATGGAGAGTTAAAAACTCATGAATTTGAAGATGAAGGCGCAACGTATGCTGTCACAGGTTTGGATTACTCTGCAAAATATAACATTGCAAATCTCCAACTTCTTAAAGGAACTGTGCAGATGATAGACTGGTCTGGTACTGGTTTTAAAGGCGCGTGTATGTTTCAAGGCGAACGTTTGAGAGGAGCGATCATAGGTATGGTGAGAACATGAAAATGATACGAGAATTGACGGATGATGAAATATTAAATACTATTCGTATAATCGATCCTAATGAATTTGTTACTTATGACGATTACAAAATTAAAATGGCTCGTGCTGTACTTGATGCAGCTTGGATTAAACAACAGGAAACTACCGATGTCAAAGCGTCCTGATGCTATTGGATTTTTTTGGGAAGACCATGCAAAAGTTAAGGCTCCACCGAAAGAAGTCGTTCACTGTGTGCCGCCAGAACGCACTTGGGAACGTCCTGATTACTTGCCTGGTCTTGAAGCTGCTCGTACTTATTGTTTTAATTTGTTCAGCGATTATGAACTGGGACAAGCCGCATTGGCTGGTGAGAAGCTTATTTGGGATATAGAATGTTATCCCAATTATCTTCTGATTGGTTTTAAAAGTATTATATCTGGTAAGATTGTCTATTTTGAATATTGCGAAGCTGCTGGTTTATTTATCGACTATGCAAAACTGCAATGGGTTTTAGATAACTTTTGTCACATTGACTTTAATGGTCGTCACTACGACGTTCCAATTGCTTCTTGCTTAATGGCTGGTTTTACTACAGAACAACTTTGGGAAGTTACTGTTCGCATTATTGTGATGCAAGAACAACCTTGGATGGTTCTACGTAACTTAAAAGTTAAATCGCTTGAGATTAACCACATAGATTTAAAAGAAGTGCCTCCTACCGAAGGATCGCTTAAAAAGTACGCTGGTCGTCTGCACTGCCGCAGGATGCAAGACTTGCCTATTAAAGCTGGTACTTACCTGAGCTATGATCAAATAACAATTGTCCGTTACTATTGGGTCAATGACTTGGATAATACAGAGTTGCTGTATAATTTCTTGAAGCCTAATATTGAACTGCGCGAAAAACTCATGCAGAAGTATAATTCTGATTTGCGCTCACGTTCTGATGCACAAATCGCAGAAGATATTCTTGGTGAAGAAATGGCAAAGATCCTAGGCAAACGCCCATTTCGCCCTAAGTTGGTCGTAGGTACAAAGTACAAGTTCAACCCACCTGCATACTTAAAATATCAAAGTCCAACAATGCAGTATGTTTTAGATATGGTACGTAATTGCGACTTTACATTAGGTGAAGACTATAAAATTGCAGCCCCTGCTCAGTTTGAAGGCTTTCAGGTTCAAATTGCAGGATCTAAATATAGCATGGGTATTGGAGGATTGCATAGCTGCGAATCCAAAGTTTGTCATGTCACCGACGAACACAATATACTTGTCGATCGTGACGTTGCATCTTTCTATCCTCGTATTATTCTTAACTTGCGATTGTTTCCTAAACATCTTGGAGAAGCATTCTTACGCGTCTATAACAAAATTGTTAATGACCGTCTTGTCGCTAAAAATAATGCAGGTGCAATTAAAAAGAAACACGGTAAGCAGCTTCCAAAAGAACTTAAAATAAGTTATGACGACTTTATGATGGTTTCCGATAGTCTGAAGGTTGTTATTAACGGTTCGTTTGGTAAGCTTGGAAGCTCGTACTCAATTTTGTTTTCTCCTGACTTACTTATTGCAGTAACTATTGGCGGACAACTTTCCTTGCTTATGCTGATTGAACGTTTAGAAATGATGTCTATTCCTGTGGTCAGCGCAAATACAGACGGAATTGTTATTAAGTGTCCAAGAGCAGCGCAAGAAACAATGGAAGCAATTATCGCACAATGGGAAAAGGACACAAACTTTGAAACAGAAGCTACTTATTATTCCGGGCTGTATAGCCGTGATATTAATAATTATATTGCCGTTAAAACAGATGGTGAAGTTAAGGTTAAAGGCGTTTATTCGGAACGCGGTTCGAACGGAAATACGGTCTTATCGAAAAACCCGACAAACTTAATCTGTGCAGATGCAGTGGGTCTGTTTTTAAGTAAGCAAATACCAATAGAAGAAACTATTCGTAACTGTACAAACATCAAACGTTTTGTATCCATCCGACACGTAAACGGAGGTGCTGTTAAAGACGGCGAGTATTTAGGTTCTATGATTCGAACTTATTATTCTAACGACGAACTTGGAAATATTATATATGCAAGCTCTGGAAAGAAAGTTCCACGCTCTGATGGTGCAAAACCTTGTATGATTCTTCCAGATGAATTTCCAGAAGATATCAAGTACGAGTGGTATATTGAAGAAGCAGAAAAAATGCTCTCTCAAATTGGTTATAAGTAATGTCTTGCGTTCGAATAAAAACTCATTAAACAATTGTTGAGTTCATGTAAAAATAGTATTACTGTTAACGTATGGTAGTATCCCTACTGCATGTTAAGGAGTATAACATGAATAAGCAATCAGATGACCACACTGCAAAGCCAACAATTGCATTTTATGATTTCCCAGAAGATCATACAGAAGATGGTAAAACTTTAAATGGCGTTCGTGCGCCGACTGAAAAAGATGCTCATTATCCTGTGTGGACAGCATTGAACGAACTTGTTGAATTTGGTGCAATACCTACTGCGAAGACTGCTGTTAAATTAGCACAGTCTATGAACAGAGATGTAAACGCAACAGTTGTCACGTTTTTGCAGTGGAAAAAGTTCCACGATACATGCAATTAAACGCGCTGCAAGCGTTTTAAACTTGTAGCGCGTAGGTAGCAGGGTTGCGCTGTTTAAAACGCTTGTACCGTTGCTGTCGTTACTATGCGGGGCTTTGTGCTTGCTGTGTTTGTACCAGTTGTGCAGCAAGTGCAACCGTTGCAGTTGCAATTGTAGGATGTAATGCTTCAATTGTTTCGGCAGCAAAACCTGCCAGTTGTAACGCTGCGCCTGCTGCGGTGATAGCTGTATTTGCACGGGCTTGCTCTTGACCACCTGCCGGATGCACTTGTACAACAAATTGCGCGATTGGGCCCAAAAGACCTGTCAACGTTTGCAATGCTTTTAAAAACTCTTCCATAATATTTCCTTTGTGTCAGTATTTATGTTTTACTTCAATGTAGAGGCCATCAATTTTTAATAGCCACTGCTCCAATCCCTTATCGGGACTATCCGTTGTAAGTTGAATCGAGTCCTGCGAGTGCTGGATAATCGGTTGAACTGTGAGTGATGTTTCTGGTTGGCGAGTCAGTTTCAGATACCGTTGGCACAGGTAATGTGATTCCGAAATCTGTGCCGCCAATGTCTTTACCGGATCTGGAGGGCAGAAGTCCGATTTTGTCTGAAGATGCAACAGTAGCCCCCACGTTGAACACGCCCCAAATAGCGGCAGCAGCGCCGCCGAAGCTGACAAGCGAAGAATCGTCCAAAGGCAAGTTAAAACCATACAATTTTCCGATCGCTAGAGCTGTACCCAAGAACACTGTAATTGCATTTGCAAGGTTCTGTTTATTCTTCAGACCAACTGCGTCCGCAACCGATTGTCCGTCGCGAAACAAGTTGTAGAAGTCCTGTAATTTATCAAGCATCTTCAGCTCCGTATTCAAGGTTAGTTGCAATTCGTAGACTCCAACCTCGGCTGGCGTTTGGCCAATTAACGCAATGTACCATGAAACGCAGTCTTTGTGCAAGAAGACGCATTGCAAAAATGTGATGTTCCGTCGAACCAAGTTTGTTCAATGTAACAGGGCCAATATGTCCGTCGTCTGCAACACCTAGCGCACGTTGGCAAGCGCGTGTCACGGTACTGCTTCCGCTGTTGACTGCGAAGTCTAGCATTTGAAAAGCAATGCTAATCGGCAATGTATCCACATTAAGCTTTGCCCAGAAGTCGCGATGATAAAGTGCACAAGCTTGATCGCGAGTTAAATTCTTGATGTCCAGATTTGGATAGCTACGTTTGCAGATACCAAATTTTGTTTCACCTCCTGGATCAGATGGGTCAAAAACGTAGTTACCTTCGGCTGTAAGGACTCTGTCAATACATGATTTAAAGTTATCTGCCATTTCGTTCATTCCCTAAATGTTCAATAACGCGATCCAATTTGTCTTCTATACGACGAAGATCTTCACGGTTAATTTGTTTTTGTTCACTAATATCTTTTTGCTGAGTTATTACCAGCTTTTCGAGTACAGTGATCCGAGTGTCTTGCGCGGATAAAAATATCGCTCCAAGTACAATTGCAGAAATAGTTGACAGCACATGTGTCACAGAAATACTCTTGTCCAAGTGCCAATTCTTTCTTTCGTTTTGTTCTTGTTCTTTTGCATTCATGTTTGTTCCTTAAACAATTTGACCATTAACAATGATATGACCATTGCCAGCTGCATCTTCTTCCCATGAAGATTGACCGCCTGCAGCAACTCCCAACCAAATCATTTCACAGCGCCATTCTGGTTCGCCGTTCACTTTCATAGCTTCCAACAGAACAGCATTTGCGGTTTTTTCGTTGCAGACTTCATGATGATGAAATAACCAATCGTGTAATACAGCAGGTAAGTGACTCGTATCACCACATAGCCAGTACGCAAAAGGAATGCGTGGTACACTTACATAGTCTGTCAAGAAACCCTGTTCGACTGTAATGGTTGCGTTGAGTACGTCAGATTGATAAATAAAAGGTGCTGTAATTTTCCATATACCTCTACCCTGTGCGTCAAGGTCGCTGACATTTTCAACTTCAAGTTTACTTAAAAATGCACTCATATTATACCTCGTCAAACTCAACAGGAGCGGAATACCTGTCCTGTTGAGTTACTGCAATTGGAGAAAGTGTTGAAATTTTACCGTAGATCATATGTTGCTGTTCAAGAACAGGATCTGTATTCTGAGGAAATAAGCTAAACAGAATTGGTTGTGGCATCCCGTTACCTGTTAAAATAGACATCAAACTTGCTCGGTCAGTTGTAGGCATGTTTGTCAAAGAGAGCGACATTTTGCGACTGCGTGTTCCTATTGTGGTTATCAGATCGCCAGCGTCATTTCTGTTATGCGTACTTGTGTCGTTAACTGATATACTTGCTCCTAAACTCGCATTAACAGATGGAGACCAATAAGTACCGCAGATAAGACGACCTACGTCAAAATGCCCGGCTGAATTAGTAGGATCTGCAATTGTAATAAGTAATTGTTTAACAGATATGATTGGAAACCATAAAGACGCATAAGCTGCTCCTCCATAAGGAAAAGCGTTGACGCCCAATGGAACAGAACCCCAGTTCCATAAGCCTAATGTAGCATATTGACAAGCATTTACGACACCGCTATCATAAATTTGAGTTACGCCTGCATCACTATACGCTTGAACACGAATTGTTGCAGCGGCTGTAAAATTGCAATACGGTAAAATTGCACAACCAATCAGTTGAGTTGTTGGAAATAAAACTGTAATAGTTTCAGATGTACATCCTGTTGAACGCCAAATTTGAGATTTAATATCAGTCAATAAATTTGCTACAGCAAGAAGTCCTGCTGTACTTGACGCAGTCAAAGTAGCTGCGTTAGCAGCATTATTTGATACTATTCTAAGATTTGGATTAGACATTAGAACCACCGTCCAATAGCTTGATAGGATAATGTTACCGTATCTGTTCTACTTACAGCACTAAATAAATAGCCACCTACTGAGGAATTAGAAGCTGAAGACTGCATTAATCCTACAAGACCCGAAGTCGATAACTGAACATACATATCAACAGATGGAACTGAAATAAAATTAGCAGCGTAGGTTAAAGATTGAACCGCACTGATGTAGCTTCCGCCGTTTGCTGTTGTGATCGGAATAGAGGATGCTACGATACTACCGTAACAAATCATTGTTCCGTCAGCATACATGACTGCTTTGCCGTTGGCATTTGTAATGTCTTGAAATATTGCACCTGTAGGCACACCGGCAGTTTGGCTGACTGTACCGAGAATGTTTGCTGGGCCGTAAAGCAGATTCAATTGATTTATATAATCTGTCTGCCCTACATAAAATATTGACATTCGAATTCCTTGTGACAGTAGAGCGTTGAATTATTGCGTTTATTTTACCACACAAACAAAGATCTGCACAAAAAATCTAAAACGAATTCATAATCTGCAAAGCTGAATTTAAGGCTGCAATTACATCCGCATTAGTCTTAGCGTTAGAAACTGAAATTTTAGACGCTCTACGATGTTGTTCAATCATAGGGCTTAATGTGTTATTCCATTGGTCAGCGGTAGCAATAATTTCGTTTGCTCCGCTTGTAGAATCGGTACTCATAGCAGCAGCTTCTGCAGCAACATAAGGAGGGACTGCTCCTGTTGGGTTTGCTATCCAGGCTTGTGCTTGTGCATATTTTTCAATATAAACTGCCTGTTGTCCTGGAACATCTGTAATGTATCTTAAACGAGCCTGTCCTGCTGCATGGTCAATTTGGTTGGAAGATGAAGTTTGTAAATCAGACAGGGTAACGCTAAAGTTCCATTCTCCGTTTGTACGAACCCAAGATTTACTGTCGTCTAAGGAATGCCCGATAACTTCATCGATCTTGTCTAATGTGGTCAAACCAATATAGACTCCGTTTTTATCGATACCATATGCTTGATCTGCCGGTGCATTGTCAAATTCAGATACTGTTAAAAGGTATGCATGAATAAGAACTAATGTTGTTGAATCAATTGAAGAAGATACTTCCGCAACAACCATTGTCCCTGACCCATTAGCGTAATTAATACAATCAATTCCTGTAATTGGGTTTTGAATTATTGTGTGCTTTGTGGAGCCGCTTGCAGCCCATCCAATCTCGCCGTCCCAGTGTAATTCGTCCATTATTCGCTCACCGATTGTTGCGCTTCGATTTCGTATTTCATTTTAATCCTGTTAGTTATAAAAGTTAAGTTGGCTTATAACGTGGCAGCTAATATCCACAGAGCATCTACTTTATCTGACGTTATATTTAATTGCGCCGCATATTCGGCAACCTCAGGATTACCACGGTCAAATTGTGTTGAGAAATTATACCAATCGGAAATAGCTGAGTATTGACCCGATGCGGCAATTGCCGATTCCAATGATTCTCTTAATCCCAGTTGAGATAGAGCAAGGCGAATTTGACGCGGAGATACCGAAAGAAGTGCCGCCTGTTGTGCGCTTGTAAGAGGTGCAGGAGTAACCAAAATTGGATTACCTCCCGCATCTAAAGAAATTGTTTTCCCTGAGTTAACCCCAATCAAAAGCTGGCTGTATTGTTCAGTAGTGAGCGTTACTACATCCGGCGGCATGACTTCGTTGATGTCATTGTCGTAAAAAGCCTTCGTTTGCGGTGAATAAAAGTTTGTCATATTAGTGTCCAATCGCTATAAAATTTCCGCCTGCACTTGCATATGTGTAATAAGTGCAACCTGTCGTTGTAATTGATGAAACATTGTTTGCCGCGCCTGAAGTTGACGAATTATTGGATGATCCCGCCACCGAATAAACGCCAGTCGGGAAAGCGATAGGCCAAGTAACCGATGTCCCCGTAAAAGAACCCCATTGGATAATCAGTCCGCCGGGTAATTTCTGATAACCGTTGGTTGAATTGGATTGCGCGAATGTTCCACCTGCCAAGCAATTGATTGCCCCGCAAGTGACTATTCCGCTAAAGGCAACATTGCCTGATTGGTCAAGCTGCATTGTTTGTAGCGTTTGCGCTTGATTCGTGACTAGAAATGAGTAGGCTGCTGATGCACCCAGATACCCGCTTGTCACGCCTGCTGTGTTTAGATAAATTTTATATCCAGCGCCTGCTGTGGCGCCTATTCCTAACGAGCCTCCTGCGGTTACTGAGCCGCCTAGTGTCATTCCGCCTGCTTGAAATGTAGCCGATAATGTTGGGGATGCATTGACCGTTCCTGCGTAAAGTCGAATAAGCTGACCAGTTTGGTTTGCCATAATATCCAAACCGCCAGCTCCGTTAGTTCCTATACCGTAATAGCTAGTTCCATCTTGATAAAGCTGTATCCCTGTACCTGCAGCAACAACACCTGATGCACTACCAGAGGTAGATTGCGATTTGTAGGCGATTGCGGTTGCTGTACCGGCAAATGTAGCGTTACCGCTTTGGTCAAGTAGTAACGTATTAATTGTATTGGCACTGTTGGTTGTAATTAAAGAATATCCTGCCGCTCCGCCCAAAAATCCCGTAGTCACTCCCGCATTTTGAATGGCAATATGGTTTGTGGTTGAGCTAGTGCTATTTACTACTAATGGCGTTCCTGAGCCAACCACATTAAGAGATGCCACAGTGTAGCTATTTGCCGTGTTTAACGCATTGGCACTTGAAGCCGTACCTGCCGTCAAGCTGGACGCTGTTCCTGTTAGTCCCGTCCCCGCGCCGATGAAATTCGTCGCGGTTGCCGAGCCTGTAAATGTTCCGTTCCCTGTAAATGTTCCGTTCCCACTTTGGTCAATCGCAAAACCCAAAACGCCAGCCTGATTGTAGGTTGAAAACTGCGCCGTAGAGCTGCTTCCAATTGACCCATGCAAAACGCCAGCATCCTGTAGATTAAATTTAATCGCTGTTGAGTTTGTACTGTTAGCAGTAAACGGCGTTCCTGCCGATGCGAAAGTATTATTTGCCGTTAACACCGCGTAATTCGTCGCCAGCGTAGCCCATGAGCTGCCACTGTATTCATCAAACAAGCCGGTTGTGCGGTTAAATCGCTTCATATACTGAGCGAGGCCAGCTGTGTATGTCGTTTGCAAGCTATCGAGCCACATTGCTTGTGCTGTCTGATTAGCAATGATAGCAGGTACAAAGGCGGTCGAATAATTGTCCGCTGTCTGCGGATGTGTGAAATCAATCGGGCTTGTCATAACTTATATCCTTTATTTAATATCCGCGAGCTGTCCAGCTAAAGCTTACACCAGCCGATGAGCTTACTTGAGCGCCTGTACTGTCAAAGACCTGTACATAAAATTTTGTTGGGTTAGCTGCATTGATGTACAAGACTGCTGCCGTATATGCTTTTCCGTGAGTATCTAGACCGTTTACCGTAACCACAGGAGTATCCGCATAAATAAAAGGATAGCCGAATGTAATGGTTGTTACAGGGGTTGATACTATTCCGTAGAACTGCTGACCTACTGTTGGAACAGAATAGTTTCCGGTATTAATTGCAACTGTACCAGAATCGTTTCTAAGTTTAATAGATAACTTATATTCTAACGATATAATACGAATTAAGTTTGCGCCTGCTGTGGTAGCAAAGTCCCAGTGATATCTAACGTACTGAAAGTTTGAGGATATTAAAGCGTTTGTTCCTGACGGCAGAACTGTCCAAGCATCGCCGGATAATAACTTCCACGATATTGTGCACGTCGGAGTAACCACTCCACTAATTGCAGTAACAGCAATTAAGCTAGATGCGATTGTTGTCGGAATGACGGCACCGTAGTTTATAATTTCTTCATAGCTCGCAGTTGTAAGCGAAGGGCTGATGTATATCGGTTCTCCTGCTCCGATCTGAGCTGCTGGAGTTGTCCAAGAGTTTGCTGTAAAATGTGTTGCAAACGTCTGGCTTGTATTCGCCGGAAGTAATATTAAACCGTTTTCAAAATACGCATTAACGAGCGTACCTGTAAAGGTTGAATATATGTCGCTGCGTAGAATAAAATCTGGTGGCTGATTAACAACAGCGGAAATACTCACAGGAGTTCCGTAGACACCGGCAGCGTCAATGGCCGCAGCCCAGTAAGTGTACGTTCCGGACTGTTGTTCGAATATACCACAGAACGTACTATTACCGTTTGAACCAGTTCCACCTAACGGTATGCCAGTTGCCCATGTAGAACCTTTACGAACCTCATAGCTCACGATTGCAAGTTGCGGAGGTGTTATGCTTGGAGCTGCCCAGTATAACAAGACATTATTGTCTACAACCTGCGCTGTTAGAGCTGTCGGAGCTCCTGGAGCAGAAAGCGCGATTGCTAAACGCATCGGAGCAGAATAATTACTAGCAACATCTAAAGCTGCTACAAGATAGTCTTTATTACCGCTCCAAGAAACAACTTCTTGATATGTATTGTTATTATAGAATCCTAAAGACGTTGCAGTTGCCCATGTAACACCTGAAATTCCACTTCTAACTTCAAACAGTAATGCACCATAAGAGCCGGGGATAGCTGTCCAGTTTAATTGAATGTTACGTCCCGAAACAGAAGATGTAAACGAGGACATTGTACTTGTCAATATCGAGATACTCTGGCTAACAGCAGCAGAATAAATGCCTCTGTTATCAACAGCTGAAACCCATACAGTATAAGTTCCTGCTATTTGTGGTGACCACAAATAGTTGGTTCCTCCGTCTTGTGAAATAACGGTTGCTGTATTAAAAGCAGCTCCAACACGATATTCGTAACGAACAACACTCAAGTTAGATGAGGGCAAGCAATTTAACTGGCAACCAGACGCTGTAAAGAAATTTGTAAACGTAGACGGAGCAGCTGACAGAATTCTAGGAGATTCTGTTTGTAAAAATACATCAGCTGAATTTCGTATTGTAGCCATTATATTAAAACTTTCACAGTAACTTTACCAGTAATCCAATCAGGAGCCAGACCGATAATAATTCCCGTTTTACCTGTGGACATACCAAACCTAGGGTTTATTATTGTACACGCTTGTCCTAACAAAAGCGTGTAAGCCCCTGAAATATAATTCGCAGTTAATTGATAAGTTGTCCTAGGTTGTTTGAATACATTAACCTGCCTAACACATTCAGCTTGAGCATCTGATTTTACAATTAAATACGTCTGCTGAAGTGCTGCAATATTCGGCAAATTATAAAGAGCTTGTGATACTGTGTCTGTGTAATTAATCTGAGAAGTATCTGTGGAGTAAATAGATAAATCCGCAGCAGGAAGATTTGTCGTTAGCGTTTGATTAGTCCAGTTCTGGCAATAACCAAGATTAATACTTGAGACAACTACAGAACGGTCTTGAATATTTAAACTATGTTGGTCAATTTGATAAGCGTTTATTATAGTCGGTGTACCCAATGCGGTAAAATCAATTTGCTGAATCTGCAAAAGACCTGCTCTCGACATAATTACAACAGCGCCTACACTAGCAGCTAAGTTTTGAATTGTCGTTAATACGGTATCCGCTCCTGTTATGTAGATCCCAACAGGCTGCTGATGAGTTGAATCAAAAGTGAATAAGTTTGTTACATCTAAATCAGATGTTTTAAATTGCAAAGTAGGTAGTCCGTAACCTGTGACAATTCGTTGTATTATTTGAGATATTGTATTTGAATACGTTACAGGCTTATCACCTTGTGCGCTACAAGTGATCGTACCAACAGGGGACTGATTTAATGCAAATGTTCCTGTGGCAACATTTGGAGTAAAGGGAACAGGTACACCGTTATCTCGAACTTCAATGATAGACTCTATCGGGCCGTTATGAACTTGATATTGAAGAGTTGCAGGGTTAATCAAAAGAGGTGTAATATTGAAGCATTCGCCAAATAATAAAGGAATCAATACATTGGCGTTAGGCGTTGTTCCTCCCAAAAGTGTTGACGTTATAGGGGTGTTTAATTGAGCTGTCTTGTCGCTTATAATCAAATTAAGTCTGTCAAAACTTGCGCTATTGATGTCAGAAATAATCCCTGTAAATATAGGTCTAAAATCAGATCTTGTATAAGGGCTTCCAACACTTCCCCATCTCGTATCGCCTATGTAAGCATTGAGTTTTCTATTTATCCACGCATAACCAAGCCAAGCATCTAATTCGCCGTTTAAATTAAATATCGAAATATCACCGCCTGTCATACTAGATGTACCTGCGGTTGTAGCAGTAGATGTTCCGTCTATAGTTACGTTGACAGGGATGTCTTCTGTATATTGGATACCAGTTTCAACGACAGGTATGTAATATTGATTTGAAGGTGTATCTGTTCCGTTTGTAACATAACTAGACGTTGACATGTAGATTGTAGTCTCTGTGCCTGAAATATTAGCATTTGCTTCAATCAGCACAACACGGATCGCAGAAGGATCTGTTAACCATGCTTGATATTGAAGGTCTGTCATCGCTTGACTGCTTTCTGTACTTTGTTAATCCATGCTGCGCTTTTAGATGCTGAAACAGTTGCTTGCGAACTTATTATAGCAGCTTTCTTTGTTGAGTCATAGGTGCTTGCAATTAATGCTCCCGTCTGACTATTTTGGTCAGCTCGTAGATTAGCAACTTCTGCTCTTAATGATTTAATTTCATTAACAAGAGGTGTCATATCTGGACGACCCATTGTTTTATAATCAACGGCTTGATCAGCAGTGAGAACTTGTTCGCCCTGATGTAATTCTGCTCGGTATCCGTTGAACGGTACAAACGCAAGTCCAGCCGCATGGGAACCGTTCAATGCAGCAGTTCCGCTTCCTGATACTGCATTGTTCATTGCATTTACAAGAACTTGTATTAGTTGTGGCATTGCTGCAACAGCTTGCGCAACTGTTTGAACACTTTGATTAATTGTAATCAATCCCGATACTTGTTGATTGAGAGCTGCTAATTGTTGTTGCGCAGTAGTCAACTGAGTTGTTTGTGCTCCTGTGATTGCAGAAGCCAAATCTTTCTGTACTTTTGCATAATCTGCTTGATAGGCAGCACTAGAAGCATTTGCTGTCTGCGAAGCTGTTAAGAAAGCGGACGTAACCGTCTGAAGCTGTCCTTGAGCTGTTGCATCTCCTCTATTAGCTGAAGCAAGTGTTGAATTATATAAATCAGAAGCTGCTTGATATTTCTGCTGTGGCGTTAATGTAGATAGTGTACTTGTTGCTAGACCATCTTTAAATGTTTGCAATCCAGTAGCATAACCGCTTAAAGACGAAATAACGTTGTTTATAGCAGTGTATTGCGTGTTGTATGCTGTTGTAAGGTTGGTTGTAGCAGTTGCTACCGTAACCACACCGGAAAGCCCCTGTGCGTTGGTTGTAGCTGTTGCAAACGCACCACTAAGGTTAAGCAAACCACCTTGCAATTTCTGGCCTGCTGCGGTGCTAGTGTCTACGCTCATCACAAGTTGCGCAAAACCTGCATTTGTTGCAGGCATCTTAACGCCAAGAGCTGTAAACTGAGCATTAAGTCCGGTCAATTCAATGGCAGATTGTTGAGCAGGTGTAAAATAGTTCTTCAAGTAGTCAGATAAACCTTGTGTCAAGTTTGCTTGACTACCTGCTCCGGTAATTGTTGATTGACTTAAATTATTTCCATTCAGCCCTACTGATTGCATTGTTGTCTGAGCTTTTATAAGAGCTGCCCACAATGTGGTCAGTGTAGTTGCATCGCCTGTAAACTGCTGAATAATATTACCAATACCTGTCAAAACGCCACCGCCTAATTGCTGAGTAGCGACCATTGTCTGACGTTCAATTTCAGTTTGTACATCACCTTGTTTATTTATAATACTTGTGTATGCAATAGCATTCAATCCCAAACCAGTCAGAGCTGAGTTAGCATTGGCCACACCAGTTGCAACTCGAATAACGGTTTGCGCCATTCCTTCGCCGATTTGCTGGAATGCTTGAACTTGCGGAAACACCTGACCAGAAATCTTGTCTAACGACGCAGAAATTACAGCATTGATTGCATTTGTTAATGCTGTACCAGTTAAGCCCTTTAAACTGATATTTGTTAATGGTAAAACAAAGTTTTGAACTTGTGAAGCTACAGCGGAACTAGATTGACCTAACGCGCTTGCTGCGGATGTCAGCGTTGCCTGTAAACTAGAAAATATTAATCCAAACTGACTGCTAATTGTTTGTGACACAGCAGTTGTTTGAACTTGATCACTTGAACTATTACCTCCAAATAAACCGCCAAATGCACCTTTTGTTGTTGTGTTGACATTTGCGTACTGATTAACGCCTTGTCCTTGAGCTAGAGAACCAACTGTTCCTCCGTATTGCAAACCTGCATCTGTTACACTCGACGTACTGCTTCCGCCTAAGAAACCTCCAATAGCACCCATCAAACCAGATGAACCTCCAAACGCTGTAGTTTTACCTAGACCGCTTATAGACATATTACTAGCTGATGTAACTCCTGTTGCTTGTGTAACCAGATTAGCTAGACCTGTCATCGCTGACGATATACCATTCAGAGCAGATAACATGGACATTGTCAACGGAACCATTGTTGATGAATTATTTCCCATTAACTGCAAGCTGTTCTGAATCGAATTACTCTGCGTTGTTGCGACACCGTTTGTATTAACCGCGCCACCAAAGACAGTTCCTGTTCCTTGAGATGCTTGCATTTGACCAGAAGAAGCTGCATCAGGTGTACTTGAACCGCCCATTGCGCTATATCCTAATCCTGCCATTACAAGTCCCATTGCAGCAACCCCGGCAAATCCGCCCCAACCGGACTGGCCGAACATTGTCGCAGCGCCTTCAATGACGCCTGCAATTGTTTGTTCTGCTGCCATTGCCATTTCGACCACATGAAAAGCTTGAGATATTCCGTGAGCAACAGCGTATCCTTTTGACTTCTTATCAAACATGTTAGCTATGCCGTCAGTCAAGTCCGCATAGCCTTTGAGTTGACCCTGAATGTCCGTTGCGCCCGTTTTATTAAAGTTGTCTTGAATCTTACCAAGATTAGTAAGAGCTGACCCCATTCCCGTTAAACCTGTTGCGATGTTTGCAAAATGAACACCAAGGCTCTGAGCGGATGTTCCCATATCTTTAAGAGCTGTTCCGGCATCTATTAAACCAGCAGCAGCAAGAGCGGCTTCATTAGTTCCCGCTGTCAATGTGGCCATCTGTTGATAAGCAGCTATTGCAGAATCATAAGCAGCTTGCGCAGAAGCTTGTTCTTCAACAGAACCCTGTTTAGCTGCTTTCATTCCGTTATCAGCTTGAGCCAATTGTATTGCTACAATCTTCATTGCTGCTTCTTGAGCAAACATCACTTTAGCTGTTTCAGCACCAATGAAACTAGCTTTGCCAACAGCATCACGCTCTTGTTGAGCAGCTAATTCTTTTTGATATATTTTCTGTAAATTTTCACTAGCTGTAGCAACATCTCTGTATCCGGCCGATGCTAATAAATTAGCTCTAACGGAATCGCTAATAGAATCATTTGCTTTAGATTGCTCAATTTGTATCTGAGCAATTTGAACTGCTGTTGCTTTTGCAGCTCCGCCGTAATTTATCAAGTTACTAGCGGCTGCTATAGATTCTTCTGCAGCTATCTTATTTGCTTTTATTTCAGCTACCATCTTAGTTTCAATAGCTTTAGTTGTATTTCCTTTATCAATTTGGGCAGCTTGTTCGGTTACACGAACCCATTCAGCACTATCTTTGACAACGCCAATTGTCTGCATGTATGCTTGCTGCTTGGCTGTTTCGGCGTCCACAGATTTAAGCTGACTACCGTTCAAATCATCAATTGCCGCTTTATTCTCAGCAATTCTCTTAACATTAGCGATCTGTAACGCTGACATGCTGTTAGCTTGAGTTTCCAGATATTTCGCTGCGTCAGCGTCTTTGGCTGCATCAATAAGTCTTTGTTCTTTTGCTTTTTGGTCATCTGAGCTCCAACCTTTTTTAAGTTCTTGGTATTTACCTTGAGCAATTTCTTCGATAACTTGCATCTCATTTGTACGAGACATTTGTTGTACTTCTGTAAGACCTGTTTGTTGTGCAGCTTCTGCAATTGCCTTGTAACCAGCTATCTTTTTAACCATTTCTACGATAGCTTGGTCTAAAGGATTTTGTGCGACAGTAGGAGGTTTAGCTGTATATTTTTTAAGAATTAATTCGTTTTCCGCTGCAATTGCAGCAGGATCCAGTCTGGGATTTGCAATGCCAGTATTGGCTGCATCTTTAGCCCAGTTCTTTTGTTCTTCCAAATATTGGTTCTGCGCTATTTTAAGCTCACTAAGTCCTTTATTTTTTAACGTAATGTCAAGTAAATCTCTTTCCATGGAAGAATGAACGGATGCCGATGTTTCAATTGTTCTTAAACCATCAATTGATCCTAATGCTGTTTGTTCATCTAAATTTCTCTGTGCTTCTGTTTGTTTATCAATGGCAGCAGCTAAACGAGATCTGAGTTCAATTGTTTGTACCGTATCTCCTGAGCCAGATATATTACTTGTAGATTGCTGTACATTGGTTGCTATCTTAGACTGAAGTTCGGAAATTTCCTTATTTAAAGCTTGAAGTTTAATAGCAGGATCTTTAGAACCCCAATTAGCAATATCGTCCCCAAGACCACTAAAAAACACTTTAACGCTGTTCCAAGCTGTAAGAATGTTCCCTGCGTTAGCTATAATTTCTTTTGATCGTTTATCGATTGCTTCTGCATAAGCTTCCATTACAACCTGAGAAGCTCCCTTGGCGTCGCCTTCTCGTCCAAGAGCTTCTGCATTTTCATAGATAGCTGTTGTTAAATAGTGGAATTGATCATCTAGTTTAATAGCAGCTTTAATAACTGCTTCAGATGCTTGTGCGCTACGCCCTGTTGATTGTACAGCAAGTGATTCAAACTGAGCCACTGTTGCTGTAACAGCTTGACCTGTTGCCATTTGCATTTCTGTGGCTGCTGTAGATATTTTACCTATTTCGTCTGCTGTAAACTTACCACTACCGGCTAAAGACAAAACAGCTTCTTTTGCGTTAGAAATTGTTCCGCCTGCTGTTGTAGCAGCATAAGCCAGTTGATTTAAACCAGAAACTGATGTTCCAGCATAATTGTTTGTTATGATCAGAGCGTCTTTTAGTTTTTCTTGTTCAAGCGCACCTTTAGTCATTTCAAAAGAAACAACCGCTAATGCTGAACCTAACCACACTAGAGGATTAAGCAGTCCTCCGGCAGCATCAGCGAGAACTGTAAACGAACCGGCCATTTTTGAGTAGTTGCCTCTAGAAAACTCTCTACCTTCAACAACTAGCTCTGATGTTACACGACTTGTATTAAAAGCCAGTCCTTCTGCTTCAGTTGCAGCATCCTTAGATGCTTTTTTAGCTAACGCTAATTCAGCGTTTACTTTAGCTAGAGCAAGTGCGTATTGTTCTTCTGATGCTGCTGCATTAGTAGATACGCTTGTTGGGACATTAGCAAAAGCTTTCGATGTAGTATTACCAGAAATACTTTCGCTCGCTTGGTAGGATTGAAGGTCGCGTAACTGTTTGATCCGTGTTTCATAAGATAATGAAGCCCATTTAATTTCAGCTATCGCTTGTTGCTCTGCGTAAGCAGCAGCTTGCGCATCCGCTTCTGCTATTTGAGCTAATCGGGCATCTTCATTCTCTTTAAGTGTACGCATTTTAAATGCGTTAAAGATGGTTTGGTTTGCTGTCTGAGCATCCATTGCAGCTTGTTGAGCAGCAATTTCAGCATCTAATATAACATTAGCTTCAGCAAGATTTTCTCTTAACGTGCGAGATTTAAACGCAGCAAATACAATCATATCTGCTTGTTGTTTTTCATAAGCAGCTTTTGCTGCTTCTGCTTCATTAATGGCTGCAAGTTCAACAGCAGCCTGGTTTTCTTTTAATATACGTGTTTTAAAAGCAGAAAATATTGTTTGAGCTGTTTGTTGTTTTTCTAAGGCTAATTGATTAGCCGCTGTTTCAGCATCTAATGCAGCGTCTACAACGGCTTGATTTTCTTTTAACGTGCGAGCTTTAAAGGCTGCAAAAATTGTAACGTTCATTTGTTGCTTCTCAAGAGCAACCCGATTAGCTTCTACTTCTGTAAGTGCGGCAAAATTTTGTGCTTCTGAGTTTTCATCAATTGACCGAATACGCTGAGCGTCTAATGCAACACGTGAAGCAAAATCTGCTTCTGCAGCAGCCCAATCAGCTGCATATAAAACAGCACGAGCCTTGTAAGCATCCTGTTCTGTAGCAGATAACTGTTTGATAGCTTCTCCGCGCAGTTTATATAACTCAAGGTCGCGAGTTTGAGTTATACGCGCCTGCTCTTGAGCTACTGTTAATTCGGTAAGTAATGCAATTTGTTTATTTGTTTCTTGTGTGATACCCATTGTTGCCGCTGCATAAGCGAGCATTGCTTCTTTGGAGTGACCAAAGGTATCTACCTGGACTTGGAGGGTTGTAACGAACTTTCTGGACGCAGTATCCAGTTTGTTAATCTGCGCTAAAGTCTCATCGCCGCCTTCAGTTGCAAATTGGATACCTAATACTGCTAATTCAGTAGAGCCTGCCATATTAGATATCCTATTCTAATTGCTTGTTGATGATGGTGATGGCGTTCGTCTTGCTATTTGTTCCCGTCTGATGCGCATAAACGTAGATTCAATTTGAATAACACAATCAATTTCAAAAGGAATTACATTCATCTTATAAAGCCTAACACATGACTCGATTTCTGAGTATGTAATGGTACACAAGTCCATACCCGATTGCCTGCGTTCGCTAAGTTTAACCCACCACTCCCAAATATGCAACAATTCTATAGGACAGTCTTGTACATCTAGTTGTGAAGGCATCTGACCGGATTGCCTCCAATGACTGCGAAGATGAGTTTCTAAAGTTTCTCCGTCATCTTGCAGTTCATTTAACTCAAAATAACCTTCAACAAAAGCTGATAGTTGTTCTATCAGCTCTTGGTAAAATTTGAGTCGACTTCCAATGCAGCAAGAACTTTAGCTTGCCAAGTAGGCTTCTTAGCAAACATCTTAGCCAGCAGTTCTTTATTGAACGGAACTTCTTCTCCTTTGTTTGAAAAACCAAACCAGCCTGTGACCACACAAAGAGCCAAGCGTGTTTCACTTGACGAGATTGCGCGGTGCAGAGTTTTAGCACCTTCGTCTGTTGAAGCATCGATCATTGTTTTGCGTTTAGCAGACTTCTGCAGACCTTCAATACGCAATTGAGCATTCAGCTCTTGAAATTCTTTACTGTCTTTACCAATGATGATAAAGCCGGAAACGTCTTCACCGTCCTCATTGTTAACAACAGGAACTCGCGCTGTTACGGAACCTGAATCGCTATCATCCAGAAAAGACAGATCGCTTGTTGTGGTTACTTGTGTCATGATAGTCCTATAATTATATAAAGTTTAAAAAGACCCGAGGCATTTAGCCTCGGGTAAAGACACAGATCGAGGAGACGATCTGTTAGTTATACTGCTTGACTATCCTGGATAGTAAAGATGGTCTGATCGGAATTAAGAGCAGGGCCACCAGCCAAATTAATCGAAGCAGTGAATGGGTAAGTACGAACGATACCTTTAACGCCGTCGTCGGGATCTGAACCAGTTAGCTTAATTGCTGAACAACCAACAGCAACAAAGTTGGCGCTGTTGGTTGTATCTGCCGCCATTACCGCACAAAGCGAAGTAACAGTTTCATTATCAAACAATGTTTTCAGGACTGCGGTATCAAACAGACCAGTGAACTGACCAGATACTTCAATCAAACCGCGCGCCATATCCGGAGAGAAGTTTGAACCGACGATCGGGCCTTCTGCTGTCAGTGTTGCTTTAACTGTGATTGTGACACCTGTAACAGTAACAACCTGATTACCGTTGACAGTAAGAACACCACGTACAGCAGTTAAAACGTTGGTAGTAGTAGCGGCAGTAGGAGTTGTAAGCGCCTGTGCAGTGCCGGAGGTGCGAACGCCTAAACCCTGTGCAGCGATTTTAATGGTAGCATTACCAGAGGCAGGCAAACCAATATCAATCTGTCCCATACGCATGTCGGGGAAGACTTCAGACTGAGCAATCTCCGGATACCATTCTTCAATAGTAAATAATGTATCTGTTTGTGAAGTATTGGCTGCAAAACACTTCTTACCGATTACGGTTGTAGTTGAAGTTGCAATTGGGCCTTCTGCAATACAGACAGTTCCGTTGACCACAATATAGGTTAGCACCAATGCGGTAATACCTGTGATCAGGAAGTTGTTTGTCAGGTTGACAGGATTAACAAATGAACCTGTTGAAATCTGGAACACGTCGTTCAGTTTGAAACCGTCTGTCAACCATGAACCAGTTGCGCGTGTCAGGGTAAACGGGCCAGCGCCTGCAATGGTTAAAGAAGCTGAAGATGAAACAGAACCTGTAACGAAAGCTTTTCGTAAGAGCATTGAAAACATTGCTTCGTAGGTCAGAGGTGACAGCAAACCATCAAATGCCCAGCTTGTAGAAGCTGTACCCAAGTTAACACCATATGATTGCTGGTATGAGTTAATCTCGTCGTTCAGATACGTTGCACGTTTCTTACTTGCGATGGATGTCTTCCGGCGCAGTGTCTGTCCACCTGCACCAATTGCAGGAACGCCAAGACCCGTTTGAGTCTTGTAACTGGTGAGCTTATTTATGCCTTGTGCGATTGTCATGATATACCTTTACGAGAAAATTTGTGTTGAGTGATAGATCCGGAGCGTTTGTGTGACCTGATCTTGAGCTTGTATAAATGAACCTAATTGCGGTGTCTGTAGAATTTGGATTCTTAATCCCCCATTTACAAACGTCATGCCTTTTGCAAAGTAAGACCTTATCAACTCCGCTCTAGCAAGTAAAGCACCTGTACCAATTCCAGGCGGATAACACAAGACAACTTGCATATAACCTTGTTCTATCCTGAAACCGCCGCCTTGCGTTGGTTCCGACGGAGCTGCATCAATCCAATCGATTTTTGCATACGGTACTCCGACAACACTTTGAAACATTACGTTGGGCCAAGATGTTAAATTTGCCAACACCTGACCGCCTGTTCCGGCAATTGTAACACTAATTACCTGTCCCGTTGCGGGATCTTCCAAATTAAAATTATTTGCATCAATTACATTGACTATATAATTTCCGCTTATGGCTGGTGTACTTCCTGTCATTCCCGAAATGACAACATAGATACCATCAATAAGCCCGTGAGGAATTGCTGTATAAAACGATCCGGGCGAACCAACCGATGCTGTTGTAATATTGACAGCAGGTATAATTCCAGGAATAGAATTAAATTGTGCCATTAAAGTAGCTCTGACTAAATCGACACTCATCTTACGCGACCTCCGTTGGCTTTGATATCGCTAATAACGTCTTTGACAATATCTGGGAATTCCATATGTATTCTTCCAATGATGCCCTGAGCTGGAACTTGATTCGGAGAAGCAATTCCTTCTTCAATTGCTATTGCATACGGAAGATTATTCACAAGATAATAACGCTTACCGTATCCAGCAGATTCTGGAATCTTCGTTAAATTTTCGCTAACTGTGGATACGCCTGTTGGATCAATCTTTCCAGGCAAATCTCCAGCAGGCTGTTCATTTATACCAAGTTGCCAATTACCTCTAAATTGTCCTGGTTGATAATCAGGAGGCGGTTTTCTTTTCCAAGTCTCAGGCATACCGACCGCACTATATGCGTCAGCTCTTTGAATAATTTCAGCAACAACATTATACGTCACTTCATTAATTTTACGAGTGATTTCAACTTCCTTGTCCTTAAGCTTTTCAAGGAACGCAAAATTAATTCCGCTCATCGTTTTAACCAAAGTTCATAGAGTACAGGCGTACCTGCGGGATTTACCTGTTTAATATTTACAATTGCCCACCAGTTGTTGGCCACATATACCTTATCTTGAACTTGAGGGGTAAATTCTGTTGGCGCAATGAAAAGCTGTTTATCTGCAGATTGAATGTAATTTTTCTTTTCAACCTCGTTACCATAAGCACGAAATTGATAGTCGAAAATAACACCTTTAGTGACCATTGGAGCAGGCTGACTAGGAGCCGTAACTCCGTTTGGCTGAGTAACCATGGGCCCGTTCTGTTGGATAGTAACGGTCTGACCAAACTCCGTCATCATGCTTGATACAGTAGCAATTAGGTCGGAATAGAAACTCATCAGGTTCTGCTCAGTGACATTCTACCGGAACCATTTCCAGCAGTCATAAAAATTCGTAAATAACCATTTACGATCGGATAACGAGGAGATTGAGGCGAATAGGGATCGTACGTCACTGCCAAAGGCCCAACCTTCTTAGTTATGATTCCTTGTTGCAAATTCGGATCCAGAAAACCTGCAACAGCAAACAAAGCTAATTCTGCAACTACATTCTGAAGCTGCAAAGGAATAACATTGTATGGAATGTAATACGCAACCTGACCTAAAGTTACGTCGTCGATTTGACATCCCCAACGAGGCCAATCAAGCATCTGTACAGATGTGACACGAGTGCCTTTCCAACGACCTCGAAAGTTGGTTTCCAGATACGCCATTGCTTGGCGTATGTAACCTTCTTTCAAAGTAGAAGATGCAATTGCAGCCCATCCTGTATTATTTCGGTTGGCGTGATAGGTATCGCAGAAATCAGTTGTAACGTAGCTCTCTGCTCCTACAACTTGAGTGCCATCTTCTATGATAATTGTCATATTATCCCTTAGACTACATAACCTTGGGCATTGGACGAAGCGTTTGTACTACCTGCGCCAAGTGCTGGAAGTGTGACCACAATTGCAATGTTTGAAGCAGAAGCAGTCAACGGAGGATTAAAAGGCAACAGAAGAGGTTGAGCTCCTAGAGTCACACCTGTTGGAACAGTAAACGTATAAGTACGAGTTCCGCCTAACAGACCTACGATTGTTGCTGTGACTAATCCGCCAGCAGCAGCACCTCCGCCAGTAAAGTCAATACCAGTAAGGTAATTTGTTTTACCAGAAACAGCAGGCAGAGTTGCAATAGCTGGAGCGTTTGCTTGATTACCGCTGGAAGCGTGAACAGGTGTCGCACCTAACGGATATGAACCGACGTTAATTGAAGGGAAACCAACCAGTCCGGTGACCGCAACGTACACGTCATTTACAGAGTCGTAATACTGAGGAATAATCATCCCTGCTGTATCGACTAACATTTTTGCAGTTTTAGATGTCATTGCGGTCTTTCAAATTATTGAGCTGGAGTTTCCCAAGGTTTTGGAGTTGCTACTGGAGCAGCTTCACCTGTCGGGGCATTTAAATCTGGTGCATTATCTTCAATTTTAATTTCCTCAGTTGGTACAGCAGACTGAGGAACAAAAGTTGGCGTTACAAAGACCGGCGGAGTTGGAGGAACAATTGGTGAATCTTGCTCTGTAAACACAGTCATTGTATCATTGAAATCGGTTTCATTGATTACGATAAAACCAGCAGGATTTTGAGCGGAAGCTTCTGATTTAATCCTTACTGTTGGGCAAGTCATATCTAACATAACATTCTCCTAAGCCTGTGTTAAAGCCGAGCACTATACAAGCTGCTCGGTTCTTATTGGTTAACCTAACAGGATCGCTGTGTGGTTAGCTTTGACGCCTTGGAAGCCCCATGCTAAACGAACATGGTAAACCAACTGCATAAACTGACGATATACCGCAACGTCAAAGACGATGCCGGTGTAAGGATCAGTTACTTGGATGACATCATCTGCCATATCCATTGCGCGACCATCAGGGCCGATAGGCATCTGTGGTGAACGTGTAACCAGTTGAATAGCGGATTGGCTAAACATCAGGTTAGATACAGCAGTTGCGCCAACTGTAACAGCAGTTGCAGAAGTTGGAATTGCTTGCAGCAAGCCAGGATTACCGATAGTAACTGAGCCAGGAGCAGCGATACCAACTAGAACAACGTACTTGTTGGTATCGCCAGCAAAGGTGATTGTATCACCAGCTAGAACAGTACCAGTACCAGTAATCAAGTTGATTGTAGTTGCGCCAACAGCGTAACCAGCAGTATCAGAGGTATAAGAAGCTCCTGTACCTTTAGTGACAGCCTTTACAGCGTTAGAGTTACGTACAGCAGCACCTTCCAAGTTTTGGATGATACCTTGACGCAACATCTGTTCAGTACCCGATTCATTTACTTTGAACAGTGAACTTTGCTTACCACGCATATTGGCCATTGCAGCGCCACCAAGAACCAATTGCAGATCTGTTTGCGGAACACCGTTATCATCCAGGATCTTACGAACCTGTGCAATATCGGACAAATCATTGGCAGTTCCAAATGGTGTAGTACCTGCTGTACCGTATGCACGTGATGCATTTTGGTAAGCTGTGGTAAACAGATCGGCTTCGATGTAGTTTGTCAAAGCACGGAACGCTTGTACAAACTGGTTCATCAGGATACCGTTAAAGTTACCTGCATTGATCTGTCCGCGCTGTTCTTCACCATTCCAACGGATTGGAGCATGTTTCGAACGACTAATTGTCATCGCAACGTTATTGACGGTTTGATCGCCAGTATTTGGTGCGGTTACTGCGGCGGTATTATCGCCCAGTGTTGGAGGAGTTGTAATTGGAACCAAAATACTCTGACCCAAAGCAGCACGTTCTGCTGTAGAGTTGCGAGTCACTGCGGGAATCATACCAATCATTTCACGAGAAACGATATCCATCGCCTCGTAAATTGTTGGTAATAGACCAGTAAGCGTATTTGCCATGATTTGTTACCTTTCGTTATTAATCGTAAACTGTGCCGCCAGCTCGGATATATGAACCCTGCGCCGATGGCATCATTGCATCAAAAGAACTTCGTTTCATTGTCTTGCCATTACCAGTGGCGCCGTCGTTTCCTTTTCCGCCACTACCAGATGAAGCTGCGGGAAACCAGTGAGGCTTGGCATCTCGTTGTGCTTCCATCCATTCGCTTGGCCCAAATGATGTTTTGCCATCTTTGCCCAGCTCTGGTTTGCCCTCAGCATCCAGTTTTACAGCATTGCCCTTGGCATCCAACGTAAAAATTGATCGCCCAACTAAAAGAGCATCTTCGACTGCGCCTTTATGTAAACCTGTCGATACTGCTAAAATTTGTGCATCTAATACACGACCGCGATATGCTTCACCGACTTGTTGTGCTGCTTTGATCTGTTCTTGCAAAGTTTTAACTTCTTGTTCGTGTGCTTGCTTCATGCGACCAGTATGCTTTTCTTTAATCTGATCAAGCTTACCTTCCATCAACAATTTCGCATCTTCGTCGCCTTCAATACCAGCGAATAATGCACGAGCTTTTGTAGGATCAATGCCTTCAAATGCTTTCAAACTTGCTTCCAGTTGAGTCAACTTTGCAGTTGTTTCGTCAACACCTTTGATTTTTCCAAGCAGTTCTGAATTTTTTGCTTTCAGACCAGCAACTTGTTCTGCAACAGCAGCGTCAATCAACGCTTGAACTTCTGGAGTGTTTTCCCTCACATACAACAGTGTGGACAACATTGGTAAACGATATGTGTTTGAAAACTTAGACTTCAACATTTTTAATCCCCTTAGGATGGTTAAGATGCAGCTTGGCTGCGATGAACACTCTAACTTAGTCAGAGTGGAATTTTTGTAACTATAACAGATGAAAAAAGTAATCACAACAAATATTTTAATTCTTTGTCGTGACCACATATTATCCTTACGGTGGAGTTTGCAACTCACGGACTGTTGGGTTATCCATCTTAGAACTTGTTTGAGTTGGGTTCTTGCTAGTACCTTCTTGGTTAACTTGCGTACCGCCTGGAATTACAGGAGGATGCTTTGCCATGGACGCAATCTCTGAATCCACGTCTTGTTCTTGTTTAACAATTTCAGCTTGCTTGAGCATGTTGAACAAACTTTCATAACCGTATGCACCGTTCTGCCAACCAGCAATAAGAGCAGTAAGAGTAAGTGCATCAATCTGTGGAGGGAAGAAATCGCGGTTCAGATCAAAGTCAACGACGCTAGTGTCTTCAATGCCCGAAAACAGACAAAATGTTTTAAGAGCTTGTTTAACACCCATAGAGACCGCTTGTGCAATACTTGCCAGAGTGCTTTGCTCGCCGCTGCGGTGTATGCCAGCAGTGTCTGCGCTTTCTGTACCGCTTGCCTGTGCTTCCAGCATACGTGCACCAAGTACAGCCATTTTCTGCTCTTTACCTGCAATATTTACTTTTAAGCAGTCAAGCCCTTGACCTGTGAATTCCAGATAGAACGCTTTTGCATCTGGTCTCGGGAATATCCAAGCAGTCATACTTCCAATGCCAAATTTCGCAGTTGAAGATTCTGGTACGTAACCTGTAATAACCGCAGTGGGTAAACCAGTAAAATGACAGCCATGTTCGTAATCCGCTGTTGATTGATAATGCGAAATGTTCATATCAATCAGATCTAATAGCGGTGGCAAATCAATATCGCAATCTACGTCATCTACGCTGACAAAATAAAACGGAATAAATTCAACAAAGTCGCCGTTTATGATTGGGAAAATAGGGCCTTCAGTTAGTGTGTCAACCTGCGTACCATCTTTTTCTTTAACTTCAAAAACACGAACGCGATAAATATAACGTGTCTCACCAGTAGGTGTTTGAATTGGTGTAAGATCCAAGACACGATATTGTGTCTTTTCGGTAACTGTAAATTCATCTTCGCCTTGATCGTCGACAACTTCAACCAAGACAACTTGACTCAAAACGGAAGCATTATTAATTATGGACATCTTCCAGTTGATAATTGTTTCAGCTGTATAGGAAGCCATTGTTGGACGCAAATTTAAACGCTGTGCATCTGCCAGCGTCAAGTTTGTAGTATCCACAGGAGGGTAATCTACAAAAATACCAACACGACCAACTGTCAGGATTTCTTCTGTAAGCTCTAATGTAAATATGTGAAATGGTTCGCAAGACATTGTGATATCTTGTAGCATTGGGACAACTGTATCTGGTACAACAACATTAGGCGGCTGACGAAACAACATCCCCTGTAATCCTGATATTGTGCGCCATGTGGCATTAAAAAACGGAGTACGGCCTCGGTACGCATCGTATTCTACATTTGATTGGTCAGAAAGTTTTGGTAAGTAGCGTTCTCCTGCTTCATACATTGAGTCCTTACCAGCAGACACATCGCGGCAGCGTCTCCACTTATCCTCCATGCTAACATAAGCTTTATTTGGATCTTTGACTGACATATCAGACTCCTGTAATTTGTAGTTTGTGAACAACGTGGTCTGCGGATAGTACCATATAACGAACCTCGTCTGCAATATGATCTTCTGCTTCTGTGTCTACGTCATCTTGGTCTTTCTTATCGCGACCAATATGAGGCATGGTTCTTATGAAATCCCGGCATGTATCAAAAATATACATTCCTGGTTTTTCGTTTTGATCTTCGGATATAACAGAATTTAATCTATCGCGGATAAGTTCCCATCCATTTTTACGACTGCCCGGACGCTTGTCTGCTGGAGTCCAGAACACACCTTCTTTTTCCATGTTCTGACCAATGGATTCTTCATCTGTCACAGCGTAGATTGCAGAATCTGCTGGCCCACCTTGGCAACGGTTCTCAATACCCATTTGACGTTCGCGAATCAATATGCCTTGTGCAACGACACGAGCAGGCATCCTTAAACCTTCGTTTGGCTTATCTGTGCAACCATACCACTCAGCAATTCGGAACATTGTCTTGCGAGGAAAGATCTTTTTAGTACCGTCCCGCATAGTTGCTTCAGTACCATCACTGACAGCCCACCAGCCGCATGAAAATGGTTTGCTGCTGCCCCAGTCAAACGAACGAGTAATTCTCCAGCTATACGGGATAGCAAATGGTTTGACCACATGTTTTTCTGAACGCCAAAGATCATCGAACATACCGCCAGAAGTAATGTCCCAACTTCCTTCAAGCCAAGCTTTGCGCTTGTTGATGTCTGTAATGGATTCCAGTGTCTTGATGTATTCCTCACCAAGATACGGATTCTCTTTAACCGAACCGAATAAACAAACCCTCTTGTTTCCAGAAGGATCAACTATGACATTGCCGTAAGGAGCTGGATCGATAAAATAAGTTTTGACCCAATTATGTCCAACACCAAATGGATTTGTTGAGCTACGAATAAGGCGCGGTAAATGTGGTAATCGCTCCGTTCCTTGGAATGAGGAGCGATTACAGGACTTCATAGACTCATAGCAGTCAATTGAAGGCCAGCTTGTAAGTTCTTCCCATCCAATAAATGGATATTCATGTCCGTGGTAAGACCAGTAATCTTCTTGGTCTTCGAACGCACGGAGCAATAATTCTTCGCCTGTAGGCCAAACCCATTTAAGCTGGCTACTTCCTGCAAGAAAGCGAGGTGCTTGAGCTGAACGATTAAACCATCTTTTTGACTTAGAGATAATATCATCCAAGTGCTTGTAGTTTCGTCGAAAAATAACGCCCCGCCAGTAATCACCATAACCTAAACCACAATATTGGGCAAACGACATCAACATTGAGTCTGTTTTGCCCGGGCCTCGTGTACCGGCAAAGCAAGCTTCGCGGATCGGACACGACAAAAACATTGTCTGTGAGCCGGGCAAAGCTCTCCAGACAGGAGGAAGAATTATATTAGATACAATTGGTTTTGCAAAGACAGACATTACTTCACCGCCGTAAGTTGAGGCGGAGATGTCGGTTTGATTAACTCTTCCTGTTGAGCAGCAGCTTGGGCTGTCCATTGACATTCGTTCATTATGCCCGGAACAACAAACATACCACCGTCTTTATTGGTTGTCTCAACTTGCGATTTAGTTGGAGCATCCATTCCAAAGATGGAAGTAAGTTTCGCCAGTGCTGCAACTCGTGCTGCTGGTGCGCTGTACATGTTGTTCGCTTCGCGCCACAGAGCATTTAGAATTTTGCGTTTTTCTTTTTCATCGTCAATCTCTCCTTCTCCCACACCACCTTCAGCATCTGAAATAAGTTTCAGTGTATAGCTTTCAAGCATAAATTTTTCGGAGAAATCTTTAGCAAATAACGCGCTGTATCCAATACGCATAGCTGCTCTGGTTGGATTTCGATCCTTCATGTACTCAGTAACAAATTGTTTGCGCGTGTTCTTTTCGTGTTCCGTTAAGGTACACATTGGACGTTGCACTTGTTCGTATTGAGGAGTATCCACTTAGATTCCAGATTAGAATTTAAGTGTAATATAACAGGGAAGTTAGGCTTGTGCAAGGATTTAGTAAATTGTGCAGTAGGTTTGCACTAGGCGGACGCTAGTAAAGCGCACTATATAAACTGGTTGCGTAGTACCTATTACATAGTGCGCAGCGTGTACAGCGTTTAAAACGGTCTATCTAACTCTTGTTTGTAAAAATATCCAACCCATATATTGAAGGTCACTCATACGTGCTGCATGATCTACGCAAGCACCAGTGAATTCTCTTCCGATAAAACGAGTCGTATCTTCTAAATATCGTAAAGGCATGATTTTAATATCAGGCCTGTCTAATTCTTTAACTAACATTTTCGGATATTCAATTTGGCTGTTACACCATATAAATATTCCGTCTATTGGTAATGATTTTAATTGTCTTGTTGTTTCGCCAGTTCCTCTTGCCATATTATTCTCCAAGATACCATTCAAGTGTTTCTCGAGCTTCGTCGTAAGTCCAGCAGCAACGATATAAATAACCTTGTTCTACAAGAAATACACCAAAAGCAATTTGTTCATCGGATTCCTTGCCCGGTTTAATTTTTGGTGTAACTTGATCATTGCCTGGCTTTTTCATTTCAATGTACAAACCATGATAGCCTTTACGCGCACATGGAAAGCAAATATCAGAAATTCCGGATTTGACACCTTCTGCTTTAAGTGTTGCACCCTGCGAACCGGAACGCTGTCCACCATTTGGAATAGCATACAACCATTTAAGTTCTGGCCATTTTGCACGGATTTCATAAAGCGATGACCACATGAACAAGGCTCTCTGGTGACCGCTTTCTGTTCCGCTTTTTGTTAGGTCTTCTGGAGTCATTATAATCCTGTATAAAATTTAAATTCAACGCGCCTATCCCTGAATGACATTATCTTAACTTTGAAAACAGGTCTGGGCAGAATATAACAACGGCGCTTGCAATAGCCAATGCAAGAATTCCAATGCTTCCAATTATAAGGACAAAGCAAAAAGCAATCATTGCTACAATTATCTTGAACAATGTCAACATAATTCCTATTACGACTTTTAAGATAAAAGCATCGATATTATTATTCATTCTGCTTCTCCGGATTGTCGTTTCTTAACGCTGTAAGGAATTTTTGGATATTCCATCCAGGCGTCGAATTGTGAATAAAAATGGCGGTCAACTACGGTAAAGCATAACACACCACTCTTATTAAGTGCAATTACTTTACTCCCCATCGGAGGAACTTCTTGTTGTGCATCTCGCAGATAACATAGTTCAGATGTTGGGCGTTTAGAAATCATGGTAAGCGTTCCTCTAATTCACATTTTGTGCATTTGCGATAATGAAACCTGCGAACAGTAATCCGATTAAAATCTGAATCTGTTGGATGGACATGCTCTGCTCCGACCATTTTTACAAAGTTATGATCACAAGGTAGAACTTGTTTTTCTTGACGTAGTTCTTTAAGAACATCCGACAGCAAACCAGTTATTTCTGAAAAAGCAGCTTTCAGTTCGTCGTTAATTTCAATTTTTATTATATGTTGTTCATTTTCCATTATTACACCTCAGGTTCCACGATTCAATAATTAACGGCTTGTTGTACATATTTGGAACAGACGCTCCGCAGTTAAAGCAGTCAATACTGTAAACAGTTTGGCCTTGGTGGTATATACCCCGATATACATTTGGATGCTCTGCTAAACGAATGTTTGAACTTGCACAGAATGGACAGGGTTTGAGTTTAATTTCATTATTCATAGTATCACAGGTTAATGTTAATTTTCGGTACGTCATCATCGTCAAACTTGTTATGAATGTGATCTTTATGCTTTCTCGGTCGCATAAGCCACTGGTTTATGCCAACCATGTTGATAACGGTAAAGCCCAGTTCCATGGCAATCAGTCCAGGCGCATTTGTATAGACGCCGTACGATATCCACAATATGTTGGATATAATGTAGCCGACAAATGCCCATCGCGAATGTTTGTGGTTGAGCGCCATAAGGAACGCAGACAGTACACCTGTTCCGCATCCGAACCAC